GTTGCCTCACCAGCAGGGTCGATGAGATACTGGTTTGTTGAACCAGCATACGGCATTCCGTCCATTCTGCGAATGGGCCGTAAGCCATAGGGAGCAGCCGTTAAAGCCATCTCTCATACTCCTTTAAGTTTAAAGTATCAGCAAGCTCCCCCTGTCAGGGTTACTTACCAAACGAAGTTTTTGTAGACCGCTCTGGATTCAGAACAGGCATACGTGGATCTGAGTTGCGTAAGTAGCTGTTATCCACCGCTTCCATCTGGCTTGCCGCCTGACGTAGTTGTGCTTCACTTCTAGCTTCCACATTTTCGGTAGAGTTCTGACAAAGCAGCAATCCACCGATCTCAATATTGTCTTGAAATCGAGAGTCGATATCAGACACAACGTGAAGGTCTTCATGATCCTCCTTACGAACAGGTGTCCAACCTTCACGAAATTTGGAAGAGACATTCGTGTTATCCAAATTACCAAGTGTTGATGTGCGAACATAGCGAAACTCAACTCCATCTCGCGGTTCGGGTACGGGTAACATCGACGGTCTAGTCCATGACACTTTACGTTTACTCGCATCGCGAGTCTCTGTGTTGCGTGAGGTTCTATTCGTCATTTAGACATATCCTTCATTACTTGCGCCGCATATTGCTCATTTGTTAGTCCAAGTCGCTTGGCGAGAGAGGCTTGAGATGGAGATAGTTTTACAGTGCGTGGCTTTTTTGTAGTTCTAGACGGGGCAGCAACCACGGAGCCGCTTTGTCTGGTAGGCGTAACCTCAATATGACCATCGTCAAATTTATCAGGAAATACTCGCCTTACGTTAGTATCTATCTCTTCATAGTACGCTTTGCTTCTTGGATCAACACCAGATTTAACAAGTCTTTCATGAAGGCCATATGCATACCCTGTCATTTCAGAATCATAATCAGGGCTATGCTCCCCAAACCAAGTGTTATTCTCAGCCCATTTAAGGCCACGCTCGTCTGGTTTTTGTGGGGTTGCAGTTTGTTGCGTATACTGAGGCTGTGGCGCAACTTTTTCTTGCACACGCTTCTGTGGCCTGTAAGAGTTAATCTTTTCTTGCTCAATCTGAATAGAGTTTAGCTTCTTCTGCGCGGCAATAAGCGCATCACTATCACCAATCTCATGTGCAGACTTCATTTCCGCTTCAGCTTTTTCAAGCTGAGAAAGATTTCTTGCCTTTGCCTGATCAATCAGGGTTACTTCCCCTGTATCCAAGTCCTTCTTTAGGCGTTCATTCTCAGCCCTCATGGTTTCAGCGTATCGAATCGCTTCTTCCTGCACCCGAAGAGCCTCTTCCCTTTGACGCTTTTGTTCTTTCGCCTCAAAGGTTAGCTTGTTAAATCTTTTCTGAACGCCCTCACTGTACTGAGAGACTTCATCCTCTTCAGGAAGCTCCAGATCAGGATTATCAGGTCTCCTTGGTTTGTCTTCAGGAGCTACATCGTCTACTATTTCGACTTCAAATCCATCGTTGTTATCTTCTTGAACTACTTCATTTTGCAGTTCTTGGTTCTCAGCTAAATTATTCATACTCTTGAATACCCTCTTGGATCATCGACTACAGCTTCTATCGTATCATCATTGACTAAACGAAACTCTTTACCGTGAATCTTGAATCTTGTTCCAGAATACGAACGGAAGATAACGAACTCCCCCTCTTCGCAATAGGAACCATTTGGAAACCTGTCCTTATCTGAATAAGCATCTGGCCCCTTCTTTATGACGAAGCCTATTATGGATGCTGTCTCCTCTACAGTCTTAATACTGTCAGGACGAATAACGCCACCTTCTGTGGTCTCGCTTACTTCTGGTATTCCTATGAGGATTTTATAGCCCTTTGGCTCTGGTAGCTGTGTTGCTACCTTTTCTTCAGTCGTTTTCTTGCCTGTATACATTTACCTACCTTGCAGTGATTAAGGCTCACAGTAACCTTGCGCGGCCTATCCGCGATTGCTCCCTATTGATAGATAGAATAAAAAATTTTATTCTTCAATAAATCTTTTTTCCATCTCATCTAAATCTGCTTCAAGCAAATTCAGAGCTTCGTGTCTTCCTACAAGTCTCATATATGCTGAGTGATCTGAAACCCCACCCCCAGCCAGATGATCTTTTAACTCTTCCTTGTAGTCAGAAATTTTTTTCTTAATTAGCTCAATTACCCCATTATCCATCCCTGTTTGTAAGCTCCTTTGCTATCTCTATCCCTAGTTTAGCACCTTCTTTTTGATCTGATCTCTGAGACTTATCAAGATCAGTAGCAAGCTTGACCCCAAGTCTTGCTCCCTCTCTCTGGTTCTCAGCAGATATGCGTTCAGCATCAATCTGAAGTTTAGCCGTGTCCATTTGAATCTTATGCTGCAACTCTTGTTGCTTCATTTGAAGCTCCATTTGTTGCATCTGTACAACAGGATCTTGCTGTTGCTGCTGTATCTGTTGCTGTTGTTGTTCTGCCTGACCTTGCTGAAGCAGCTTTTCCGCTGCGTCCTTTGCCATGCGCGATATCTCTATCTCCACATCTTCTGGCAACGGCTGATCTTCGTTTGGTAGCTCTACCCCAAGAGTTTTTTCTATCTCTCTGCGATACTGGAATGCTACATGCTCTGTGACATGCGCTGCCATAGCCTGACCAATGGCTTGAGCAAAGGGGGATTGACCCACAAGTTCTCTGAGCTTCGGGTCTTGTATTGCTGCCATGTGTACGCCGATATGAGCTTCGTGATCTTGATACTTGAATGCCTTTGTCGGCTCTTGCTTCAGCATCATCATGTTTTCTGTAACAGGATCAGACGGCTTAATGTCATCTTCTAGCTTGATGATATCTGATGCATCTTGGATTCCAAGAACTTCTAACATCTGACGGTGCAATTTACCCATGTCGTATAGCTGTGGAGCCTGTTGAGAAAGCTGTAAAGCAGCCTGATACTGCATGATACGTTGAGACATAGTAGCAGCATTTGGATCAGATACAGGTATAACGTCCACTCGTTTGTCAAAGTCTTCTGTTCTGTTGAAGTCTCCATCCATCTCGTAAGCATATTCTGCTGGCATATAGTCACGAACTATCTTTGCAAGCAGTCTTAGCTCCTTCTTCATCGCGGCATGAAGGCGAGCCTGTACACCAGACATCACCTTCATAGACCGCTCAAGTAAAGCGAGAGTTGTACCCACTGGAGCCTGAGCATTCATATCGCCAACTTGTATATCGGCTACAGAACCGATCCTTCGCCCTTCTTCGACAATGTTTCCAAGTAAAGAGTAGAGTACGCCTGAAGGTTCTTTGTAAGGAATAAATGTAATTGAGTCGCGTATAGCACCGCCCGGTACGTCCACATCCCTGAACTCACCCGGCATGAGAGGTGTATCATCCCCTTTGATACGCATACCCCTAGCTTTAAGACCAGCAGGTAAATTCGATAGCGTACCAGCATCAATAAGTTGACGAAGGATAGATGTCGCGGATTTAGCAAGACCACCAATGAGGTGTATGAGGCCCGTACCGTAGAACCCAAGTCCGGGCAGGTACTTGTAATGAACGAAGTGAAGCCTCTTCCTTTTCTTTTCATCGTCTTCGTACCAGTTCTTTCTTATTGCGAGTATTTCGCGAGATGATTTTTCTATAGTAATTACATACGGTCTTGCTATCCCATCAGGATCATCAAGCTCATCTGGCATGTTCATATCGACATGCATCTCTAAAAGAGTATGTCTGTCATCATCTTCCAGTACAGCACTCTCTCCATCTAACTCGTCATACTTTTCTTGTATGTCCGTAAAGTCAGGAGCAGCATCAGGTATCTCTACATCTCTGTAGAATCCATTAACTTGAAGTGACAGTATCTCGTTCTTTGTTTTCTTCATGACATGCGTGTATCTTGGACATGACATAAGATCAGTTGTTCCATATGAGGCTATGAAATCCTCTGACGGAACGAATACGGCACAAGGTTTATCCATGAGGGGATCATAATATATCTTCTTAAACGCAGAGCCAGCAAGTGGTAGCTTGAATAACATCTGCTCCAACTCATCACGATACTCTGTCATCTCCTCAGTCAGAAGATAGTTCATCTCTGTCTGTACCCGATCAGCCTGTTCAGTCTTCTCTGGGGTTAACTTACCCATAATCTTTGTCTTAACAGGGCCAGACGCTGGATATAGCTCACCCATAGCCTGAGCTTGGAATCTGACAACAGCTTCAGTTAGTACGGGGTGAAACACACCAGAGGCTCCAGCCCAAGGTTGTGACCGCTCTTCAATCTTCATCCCTAATAGGTCAAGACCCTTGACGTATGCTCTCGCCCAGTCAGCCCTAGACTCCCTGTCGGAGTGAAAATCTGCAATAAGATCAGATGCCATGCTCTGCAATTCTGATTCATCTATGAAGTCTGCTAGGTTTGAATCATGGTCTGGGCCTTCAATATCCTCAGTTATACCACCTTCAAAGTCTATAATAACACTTCCGTCTTCTGTCTCCATTGAGATAGCTTCAGGATTTATAATCTCTACTGTAAGCTCTTCTTCATCTGGATTGCTCTCCACATCCAGACTCGACGGGGTGAGTAATTTTTCAATAGCCATAGGCACTCTCTGATGTGATTTAGTTTATCCTACACAATAATATTGATTTGGTCTATATGTTAAGTGGTGAGGCACGACAATGGGGTCTATCGCACCTCACCGTGGGACATAGGGAGGATAGTCCCAAGGTAGTTGTAACAGGACACGGCGCAAAAACAATATGATTGAAGTTGTTGGTGCAATAACTATGGCCTCAAGTGCTTTCTCCGCACTGAAGAAAGGAATGCAAGTCGGCAAGGATTTGCAGGACATGGGTGTTCAGCTTTCTCAATGGGCTAGTGCAATGTCCGATCTGGACTTTCTTGAAAGGAAGAACCAGAACCCAAGCGTATTTCAAATACTGGGGGGTGGGGTAGAGAGTCAGGCAATGGAAATATTTGCCGCAAGGAAAAAAGCCGCTGCCATGAGAAGCGAACTGAAAGATTATATCAGTGTTGTATACGGGCCGTCACACTGGGATGAACTCTTGTCAATAGAGGCAGAAATCCGCAAGTCCAAACGTGAGAACGAGTATCGCAGACTTGAGATGGTGCAGAATATCAAGGAGTGGGCGGCTGGTATCACCCTATTTCTTATGTTGGTAGGTGCATTGTTTGGATTGATTTTTTTAATGATGCTAGATTAGAAAGTTCAATTGAACTTTTAGTAATACTCTACAGGACGCTGATACTTAGGCTCATCATCCCACTCATCTGACTCAGCACGTACCCATCCCCCCTGTCTGAACCTGAGTAATGCCTGTGATGTTGAGTCAACATAGTCATCATGCTCCCCAGACGGGAAGGATGCACACTCCTCTATCACCTCATCGGCCCATCTGGTGGGTGGGTGCCAGATTACACCGCTTGCGAACAGGTCTGTAACTGCATTTACCCTAGCAATCTTGTCTTGGCCCCTAGATGGGGTAAATTCTGTGACGGGTATGCCCATAGCCCTTAGCTCAAAGATAAGTGGCGCACCTGATGCTTTCTTTTCCACAATCATCTGGTCTGGTTCAAACTCTGTGTACTTATCGTAGGCCGCACGTTTCAAATCGGGGAACTCAAGCTTCTCTCTGAAGGCATCAATCAGGATTAAGTTGGGTTGGGAGACTCCATTTTCATCTGGGTGGTAGAATACCCCCCATGTTGTGCAAGCACTGTAGTCAGACCGCTGTGTTTTAAGGAATGCGGTGTCCCATGACTGCAATATGATCTCACATGGGGGCATACTGGACTTTTCCCACTCCCTCCACCACTCCCGTTTGATTAATGCGCCCTCTTCGGCGGTAGGATTTTGCTGATACTGCGCTTGCCACTTGGTTACGGGCAATTCTGCCTTTAATGCGTCCAATTCGATTTGAGACCAGAACTCAGGCCACAGTGGATTGCCTGATGGCATGATGGCAGGGAACTCAATTAGCTCCCACTTGTCCATTCCTTCCTTATTTCCCACAGATTTTAGGATTTGACCCGTTAAATCGCGCAATGACCAGCGTGTCATCACCACAATAATGGCCCCACCGGGCTGTAATCGCTGTCTTGGGCCAGATGTGTACCATTCATACACCCGATCATAGACCTCTGGGTTGAATTGTCCCTGTTGTGCGTCTTGTTCTGAGTGAGGATCGTCAATAATTAGAAGATCAGCACCCTTACCAGTGACCGCACCCCCTACACCAATGGCGAAGTAGTCACCACGCTTGTTCGTATTCCAACGTCCAGCAGCTTTGGAGTCAGATGACAGGGTTATTCCACTAAAAACCTTTTGGAAGTCTTCTGATTGGATAAGGTTACGGACTTTACGTCCAAACCCCACAGCCAATTCAGCAGTGTGTGCCGTCTGAATGACTTTCTTTTCGGGATATCTACCCAAGAACCACGCAGGAAGAAGATAAGATGCGAACTCCGACTTGGTATGACGGGGTGGCATGTTGATTATCAGACGTTTCAACTCCCCCTTGGCTACTCTTTCAAACGCACTCGCCATTTCCTTGTGGTGCCGACCACTAATAAAGCTAGGCCACATCATTCTGGTGAAGGCCATGAAGTCATCCTTGGCAACCTTCTTGCCCTCGACCTCTTCAAGTTCACGGAGTAGATCAAGTATCTCCACCTGCTGGTCTATAGGTAAAGTATCTATCTTATTTTTGATATCCAACACGTTCAAAAAAAAACTTGCTCCCCGATATATTATAATATATACGTTATAATATATATATTATAACCAATAAGCTATATATTATAATATATTTATTTTAACTACCATTTATAATATACTACATTGGGAATGGAATGATCCATTCACAGGCACTTCTTCATATTTCATGGGGTGGGGTGCCAATCATCTAACGATTTTGTGGGCTTTTGTAATTGTTTGTACGGAACACCATGTATACGCATGTGTGTGCGCGTGCCCATGCACGGGGGTGTGGGGGTGGGTGGGGGTGCGAGCATCGCGCGCGCGTTCTTTCTAAGTTGCGCCTGTGCAGGACGCATTCCAGATCCATTTTGAAAAGTTCAATTGCACTTTACCGTTGCAACATACGCTGGAGCTTGTCCTGAAGCTCTGCCTTGATTGCTTCAGCATCCCGATCTGTCTTATCCTCAGTCTCAATTCTATCGGTAAACATTCCAATCGTCTTGCCCAGCAATTCAAGTGCCCGGATCTGCACAGTGCCGCCAACATCGACATCATCCAGACCGATCTGCTCCAGTTTTTTTATGACCTTCTCTGATCGTGAGAGGGATGACATGCGCTGTTCAGCTTCTCGCTGCCTATGCAACTCATCCATTCTTGCAGTTATCTTGCTGTTGATCATCAACTCATGTGCCTGTCGGTTCACCGTTGCAGGCTTCATGTTTGATGCATCATAGCTTGACCTGTATGCATCACTAAACCCTGACCCCTCAAAAACCGCCATGCAGAACGCTTCCTGCTTCTCAGTCAAGCCACTTGGCAATGTCGCACTGCGGCTTGTTCCTTTACGCTTTGGCGGCTTTGATCCTTCGATCACAATAAGCTTCCCTCGCTTGTCACCTGTCTTATCTGTCATTCTTGCACCTCAAATGTACAAGCTGCTTGTCGATTTAGTTTAATGGTTAAACTAATATTGTCAGCAGCTAACCCCTATTTCCATAAAGTTCAGTTGAACTATTCTAACCCAGTCAATTTTATTTGTCACCTAACTCCCTTGCTTATCC